TTCACCGGGCCGCCCAAGCCGGCCAACAACCCGCACGCGGGCAAGTGGATTCCGCTGGCTTCGCCGTACCTGAACTCGCAGGGCCTGCCCGGCAGCAGTGCCACGGCGTGGTATCTGTTCGCCAACCCGGCCGACGTGGCGGCGATGGAGATCGCTTACCTGCGCGGACAGCGGACCCCGACCATCGAATCGGGCGAGACCGACTTCGACACCCTGGGCATGAAGTGGCGCGGCTATTTCGACTTCGGCGTCGCCATGCAGGACTTCCGGGCGACGGTCAAGAGTGCCGGGGCCTAACGAACCCAACGACAGGAGACTGATCCATGCCTCAAGCAACTTTCGTTCACGAAGGCGGGTCCATTGACTACACCCCGGCGGCGGACGTGGCCGCAGGCGACGTGGTCGTGCAAGTGGACCTGATCGGCGTGGCCAAGCTGGACATCAAGGCCAACAAGCTCGGGGCGCTGGCCGTGTGCGGCGTGTTCGACTTCACCAAGCTCGCGGCCCTCGTCTTGCCGGTCGGGACCATCGTGTACTGGGACGACGCCGCCAACGTCGCAACCAACGTGGCCGCCGGCAACAAGCAGCTCGGCAAGGTAGTCCGCGCCGCGGCCGCTGCCGACGCGACCGTCCGCGTGCGGCTCAGTCAGTGAGGCGACGATGGCCGACTTGCTGCAAACCGGCTCCGACTGGCTGGCCGACCAGTTCAAGACGCACGTCTCGCGTCCGGTCGTCTACCGGCGCGGTGCAGACGAGGCGGCGGTGCAATGCACGGTTGGACGCACGCTGCTCAAGCTGGACGACGGCTACGGCGGTGTGCGGATGGAGTGGACCGACCGCGATTTCCTGATCCAGGCGGCAGACCTCGTCCTGGGCGGCTCGCCGACGTTGCCCGAGCGGGGCGACCTGATCCGCGAGACTCAGGCGACCAGGACCTTCGTGTACGAGGTCATGGCTCCCGGCAAGGAGCCGCCGTGGCGCTGGTCGGACGTGTACCGGAAGCTGCTGCGGATTCATACCAAGCAGATCGGAGTGGAGTAACCCATGACCGCTTCGGCAATGCGTTTAGGAATGGGCCTGCTGTTGATCGCGGCGGTGCCGGTCGGCGGCGATCCCGGCGTCTGGGCGCAATGGGGCCTGGCCGGCATGGTCGTCGGCTACACCATGTGGCGCGACTGGCACCGCGAGCGGCGCATGAGCGAGGACTTGCAAAAGCACCAGAGCTGGGTCCGTGACACGCTTCTGGGAGCGCTGGAACGCAACACAGTCGCCCTGGAAAAAGTGGCCGGAAGCACCGCTCGGCGGGAGGGCAAGTAAGTGGCCGTCATCCTGGACATCGCCGACGCGGTCGTGGCGCAGATCAACGCCGCCACGTTCAGCCAGCCGGTGACGGCCGTGCGGCACTTCCAGCCGAAGTTCGAGCTGTCCGAGATGACCGAGCTGAAGGTCAGCGTCGTGCCCCGGTCACTGGCGTCCAAGTCGCTGGATCGCAGCCGTGACAGCTTCGACTACCAGATCGACGTCGCGGTGCAGCAAAAGACCGACATGAGCCAGGCGGCGCTCGATGCGTTGATGACGCTGGTCGAGGAGATCGCCGATCACTTTCGGACGCAGCCGCTGACCAGCTATCCGAACGCCCGCTGCACCGAGGTGAAAAACGAGCCAGTCTACGCGCTGGAACACCTGGATGAGTTCCGCCAGTTCACCAGCGTCATCACGCTGACCTTCCGCGCGTGGAGGTAGGGACATGATCGGCCTGACGTTCAAAGCCGCCAAGCAAGGCTTCTTCGACCGCGACAAGGTCAAGCGGGCGGTGGACGCCGGCACGCGGAAGGTGCTCTCGAAGTTCGGCGCGTTCGTGCGCCAGCGGGCCAGGACGTCCGTCCGCCGGCGCAAGGGGACCAGCCCGCCGGGCCAGCCGCCTCATTCGCACGTTGGCCTGCTGCGGCGGTTCATCCTGTTCGCCTATGACGCCGACCGCATGTCGGTGGTCATCGGGCCGACGCTGACGAAGGAAGGGTCGGAAGCACCCAGGCTCTTGGAGCAGGGCGGCGACGTGGTCCAGGAAGTGAACGGGAAGACCCGCCGGCTGCACTACCGGCCGCGCCCGTTCATGGGACCGGCCTTCGAGCAGGAAAAGACCAAGCTGCCCGCCCTGTGGCGCAACTCGGTCCGATAAGGAGACATTCTCATGGCAGTGAAACTCGGCCTCGACGCCAAGCTCTATCGCAACACGGGCACGTTCGCCGCCCCGGTGTGGAACGAGGTCAAGAACGTCAAGGACGTGACCTTGAACCTGGAAGCTGGCGAAGCGGACGTGACCACTCGCGGCAACGCGGGCTGGCGAGCCACGGTCGCCACGCTCAAGGACGGTTCCATCGAATTCGAGATGGTGTGGGACACGGCTGACGACGATTTCGGCGCGATCCGCGATACCTTCCTCAACCGTACCGCAATGGAGTTTGCCGTCATGGACGGAGACATCACCGTGGCTGGCTCGCAAGGCTTACGCGCGACCTGCATGGTCACCAACTTTAGCCGGAACGAAGCGCTGGAGGAGGCCATCACGGTCAGCGTCACCGTCAAGCCGACCTACTCCGTCAACCCGCCGATCTGGGTCGTCGTGCCGTAACGCCGAGAGGAGATCGTTCGCATGCAGAGCTTCAAGGACAACGCCGGCCGGACCTGGACCATCACGATCAACGTGGCGACCGTCAAGCGCGTGCGCGGCCTGCTCGGCGTCGATCTGTACAAGCTGGTGGACGACGGCTTCAAGCCGCTGGCCGCGCTGATCAGCGACCCGGTGCAGCTCGCCGACGTGCTTTATTGCCTGTGCAAGGAAGAAGCCGACGCCAAGCAGATCACCGACGAGGATTTCGGCCGGGCGCTGGGCGGCGATGCCATTACGCTTGCCGCCGAGGCGTTCGTGGAGGAGCTGATCGATTTTTTCCCCGATGCCCGGGCGCGGGCGAGCCTGCGGAAGGTCGTGACGGCGGGACGCAGGGTCCGCGACCGGCTGCTCGACCACGCCGAGACGCTGATCGAGAAGATCGACCCGGAGCGGGAAGCGAACGGCTTGATCGCCTCGTTTGGCAGCTCGCGGGCATCCTCGGCATCGACCCCGGCCCCTTCACCCTCCGCGAACTCGTGATCATGGCCGAAGCGCGCAGCCAACAGCGCTGGGCCCACACGTCCGCGATCCTGGCCATGCTCGCCAACGTCCATCGCGATCCGAAAAAGGGGCGGGTGTTCAAGCCCGCCGACTTTAACCCCCATCTGCGCCGCAAGGAGCCGGTCGTCGCCAAGGTGGGGATCAGCGTGCTCAAGCAAGTGTTCGTGGACCGGCCCGCGAAGGGAACGTGATCGATGGCATCGGCTGCCAACAAGGGGATGTGCAAGCGCTGCGGGCAGCGGCCGTTGGCCGACGGCAAGACCAAGTGCGTGTCTTGTCTGGCTCAGGCCATTCGTTCGCAGAGGGCCGTTCGGGAACGGGCCAAGAAGGGCAGGCGTTGCATCCGCTGCTACAAGAAGCTTGCCGACGAAGTGGCACACGCCACTTGCCCTGCTTGTGTCGAGAAGCACCGGCGGTCCCACCAAGAGTGGGTGCGGAAACTAAAGCACGAGGTATTCGCGCATTATGGCGGTCCACGATGCGCTTGCTGTGGGGAGACAGGACTCGCGTTCCTTTCGTTAGATCATGTTGCCGGCAACGGAGCAGAGCAACGAAAGGAGTTGGGGCTCACCGGGTTGAAGTTTTACCGCTGGCTCAAGAAGCAAGGCTTCCCCTCGGGTTTTCAGGTCTTGTGCATGGGATGCAATTGGGCGAAGAGACGCCATCGGTTCTGTCCGCATCAGTTGATCCGTGAAAAGCCCCCGGCTCAGCCGGGAGAACTCTGCCCACCTGATTGGACGATCTGATCATGGCCAGCGCGCAAGCAGTTCGAGCCGGTGCAGCCTACGTGGAATTGTATGTCCGCGACAATCGCCTGGTGAAAGGCCTGGCCGCCGCCGCGCAGAAGCTGAAGGCCTTCGGCGCGAGCCTCATGGGTATCGGCACCCAGATGGCGGGACTTGGGGTTGCCCTGCTCACGCCGTTCCTCGGCGCGGCCAAGGTCTTTGCCGACATGGGCAGCGACCTGGTCGATATGAGCCAGCGGACCGGCGTGACCGTCGAGGCCCTGTCCGAGCTTGGGTTCGCCGCCGAGCAGTCCGGTGCGGACATGGAGACGCTCGAAGGCGGCCTGCGCCGCATGCAGAAGCTGATCGTCGAAGCGGCCGGCGGCTCGGCCGAGGCCCGCCAGGCGCTGCAGCGTCTCGGCCTGACCGTGGCCGATCTGAAGGCCCTGTCGCCCGATGAACAGTTCAAGCTGATCGCCGACAAGCTGAGCGCCATCGAGAACCCGACCCTCCGCGCTGCCCTGGCGATGGACATCTTCGGCAAGTCGGGCACGCGGCTGCTACCGCTCCTGTCGGGCGGGGCCAAGGGGATCGAGGAGCTGCAGGAACAGGCCCGCGAGCTGGGCCTGACCATCTCGACGGAGGACGCGCAGGCTGCCGAGGCGTTTGGCGACGCCATCGACACGCTCTGGAAGGTCCTCAAGAAGGCGGTGTTCACCATCGGCTCGGCCCTGGCACCTTCGCTCAAGGACCTGGCCGAGTGGATCACCCGCACCGTCAAGAACATCTCGGACTGGATCGGCCAGAACAAGGACCTCGTCGTCACCATCTTCCAGATCGCCGCTGCGGTGCTGGCCGGGGGTCTGGCCCTGATTGCCCTGGGTGCTGCCTTCTCGGCCATTGGCGCGGCCATCGGGGGCGTGGTCACGATCATCTCCGGCATCGGCACCGCAATTGGCGTGATCGGCTCCGTCATCGGAGCGCTGCTCTCGCCTATCGGCCTGGTGATCGCGGGGCTGACGGCCCTGGCGGCGTTCTTCCTGCTGGCAACCGACACCGGAAGCCAGGCGCTGGAATGGCTGGGTGAACAGTTCAACGCCCTCAAGGACACGGCGCTCGCGGCGTGGCAAGGCATCGCCGACGCCCTGGCTGCGGGCGACATCGCCCTGGCCGCCAAGATCGTCTGGCTGACGCTCAAGATGGAATGGCAGAAGGGCGTCCTCTGGCTCGAAGAGAAGTGGCTGGAGTTCAAGAACTTCTTCGTGGACACGTTCTTCCGGGCCGTGTTCACCATCTCCCGCTTCATGAACGACGCCTGGTCGGGCCTGCAAGTCGCCTGGGTCGAGACGACCACCTTCCTGTCCAACGCCTGGACCGGCTTCATCAGCTTCCTGCAAAAGGGCTGGAACCGCTTCTCCGGCTTCTTCCAGAAGGTCTGGGCGCGGGTCAAGAGCGTGTTCAGCGACACCGACGCGGACGCCGAGATCGCCCGGATCAACGAGGAGATCGCCCGCGAGGACCAGGCCATCAACGCCCGGCGGGACGCGGTCCTGCAAGGGCGGGAACAGGAACGGCAGCGGCGGCGGAACGAAATCGAACGGGAACGGGCTGGGGTCGAGCAAGAGCTGAACCGGATGCAAGAGGAGGAGCGGGCCGCGCGGCAAGCCGCCGCCCAGGCCCAGCTCCAGGAATCGGAAGATGCCCTGGCCGAGGCCCGCAGGGAATGGGAGGCAGCCCTGGCCGAAGCGGCGCGCAAGCGCCAGGAAGCCGAGGCTGCCCGCGCCCCCGAGCGCCTGCGCAGGCCCGACTTCCCGGAGCTGGAAGAAGTCGCCGACACGGCCCGCCAAAAGGTGGACATCCAGGGCACGTTCAATCCGCTCGCCGTGCGCGGCCTCGGCGGTGAAAGCCTCGCGGAGCGCACGGCGCGGGCCACCGAACAGGTCGCGGCCAACACCAAGAAGCTGCTTGAGAAAGCGCGGGACGGCGGACTCGTGTTCGCGTGAGGGATGGCATGGCGATCATCATCGAGAAATTCGAGAGCCGCGAGGCGACGGTGGGCATCGAAAGCCCCTCAGTCGATCTTCAGTTCATGGTGCTGGGCACCGAGGACGATGTGGCGGTCAAGGCGCTGGTCGAGGCCACGGTGCCCGCGTTCTACGCCGGCCTGGTCTTCCAGAGCTACCACATCGCCCACCAGGGCGGGGGCGTCTGGGAGGCGTCCGCCCGCTATGGCAAGAAAGAGCCAAAGGAGCCGGGCGAGTCAAGCTTCAGCTTTGACACCGGCGGCGGCACGCAGCACATCACGCAGAGTCTCCAGACGGTCAACAGCTACGCGCTGCCGGGCGAGGACCCGCCCGATTTCAAAGGCGCGATTGGCGTCAACACCGACAGCGTCGAGGGGACCGACATCACGATCCCCGTCTACAACTTCACGGAAACTCATTACATCCCTGTCCCGCTCGTCACCGGCGCGTACAAGGCGATCCTCTTCTTCCTCACGGGCCGAGTGAATAACGCCCCGTTCAAGGGCTTCGCCCCAGGCGAGGTTCTCTTCATGGGCGCTTCGGGCTCGCAGCGCGGCCAAGAGGACTGGGAGATCACCTTCCGTTTCGCGGCCAGCCCCAACGCTACCGGCCTGACCGTCGGCGACATCCTCGGGATCGACAAGAAGGGCTGGGAATACCTGTGGGTCCGCTACGCCGACGCGGAAGACGAAAACACGCTCGTGAAGCAGCCGATCGCGGCCTACGTCGAGAAGGTCTACGAGGAGGGCGACTTCTCCTTGCTGGGGATCGGAGTCTGACATGCCAGGCGACCCGCTCAAGAAGGTGCAGCCTGGGCAGCGGCTGCAGATTCCGGCCGAGGCGTTCAACGCTTTCCTCGAC